GGATTACTCACGCCAGAAGCATGAGTAAGATGGACCCGTCTGGTGCTAGAGAAAATCATGGCGATAGACCAACAGCCGACGCCTTGCTTTACAAAGGAATGAGCAAATTCCCGGTTGTTCAGAAGGTTACTGAAGTTATACCGGAAGACTCATTCTTACACAGACGACAATTGGCCGACCAAAGAAAGGCCAAGTCGAAGCGGGATCAATGGTAATGGCTAAACTCACCAAAGAAAAGCTTGCAGACGCAATTGAATACTCTCGACGAAAGCTTGAGCCGTTTCGACGCAAGCGTCTGGATGCCGTCAGAACCTATGTAGGTGCAAACTACTCAGACGAAAACCCGACGCTAAAGATGCCGGTAAACCTGCTTGAGATGGCGTTGTCCATCTACAAGCGTCAGCTTGCTGCTTCTAGGCCGCGTGTCGTGGTCACGGCCAAGAAGTCGGAAAATCGTCCGCTTGCTTTGGATCTTGAGCTTGTTCTCAACCAGCAACTCAAAGAGATGCGTTTTGAGGATTCTCTTTCTCAGTGGGTGACTGACGCACTGTTTAGCATTGGAATCATGAAGGTCGGATTGTCTCCGAGTGATGAGACAGTTGCCGAGCTTTACGGTCAATACCGCGATGCGGGCAAGGTGTTTGCCGATGTTGTTGACCTTGATGACTTCGTTGTCGATATGACGGCAAAGAAGTGGGATCAGTCTCAATACATCGGCAATCGTTACCAGCTTCCGTACGATTACGTTATCGACACGGATCTTTTTGGCGACAAGACTCGCAAGATCCGAGAAACCATTGTTGGCGTGACGAACGAGCAGGGCGACCAGCGTGTTGGAAGCGTTTCCATTGGTTTGGATCGCTACCAAGGCCACGACATTCATCGTGTTGCCGAGTTTTGGGACATTTACATCCCTTACGAACGAAAGATCATTACGTTTCAGTCGCAAGACGATGGCGGCCTTGATCCGACCAACATCGTTGACGAAAAGGACTGGTCTGGGCCAGAAGAGGGTCCGTATCACATCCTGTCTTATGGAGACGTTCCGGGCAACCTGATGCCTTTGTCTCCGATTGCAAACCTGATGGACTTGAACGATCTGTCCAACAGTGTTTTCCGAAAGCTTGCTCGTCAAGCTCAGCGGCAAAAGACCATCACGGTCGTTGCTGGCGGCGCCGAAGAGGATGGCGAACGCATCGTTCGTTCTGATGACGGTGACACGATCCGATCCGATCGTCCAGAGGCTACTCGGGAAGCTCGATTTGGCGGAGTCGATCAGGCCAGCCTTGCGTTTCTTATTCAGATCAAGGATCTGTTCTCGTACCTTGGCGGCAACCTCGACACCCTTGGCGGTTTGTCGAAGGGTGCCGACACTCTTGGTCAAGAGCGACTTCTGAAGCAGGCCAGCTCCATGAAGATCGTTGATCTGCAAGAGCGAACCACGCAAAGCGTCAAGAGGGTCGTTGAGACGATCGGAAAGTACATCTATTACGATCCGATTGGAACCTACCCGTTCTCCAAGACTTTTGAAAACGGGATTACGATCAACACCGACTTTGCTCCTGAAGCACGAGAAGGCGAGTTCATCGAATACGAAATCGACATTGCCCCGTATTCGATGCAGGACCGCAGCCCGGCGGAACGTGTTCAGAGCATTATGGAGCTAATGCAGGGCGTTATTATTCCGATGGCGCCGATGATGACGCAGTTCGGAATCAAGCCGGACATGCAGAAGTTCTTGCATTACGTCAGCAAGTACAGCAACACGCCCGAGATCGACGAGATTCTTGGCTTGATGACAGACCAAGACATGCAGATGGCAATGCAAATGAATGGCGGAGAAAGTCCGCGACAATCTCCAGTCACGACTCGCCGATACATTCGAGAAGGAAGAAGCGGCCAAACTCGTCAAGGCCGTGACGATGACATGGTGCGGATGCTCATGGGCGCCGCAACCAATCCGTCTAACATGACAGGAATGGAATGACCGACTATTACAACACGAAGAAGAAGATCGCCATCGTCGAAGAGATCAAGCGATGGATCACTGACGTTCTCAGTGTGCCATCCAAGCATTTCAATGGAATCCCGCCTTGCCCATATGCAAAGTTGGCTTGGCTGAACAACAAGGTCAAGGTTGATTTTGGCGGCAGGAAAAAGATTGACCAGTACATTTACGACTGGCCGTATGAAACAGACGTTGTAATTGTTGTTATTGACCAGCCTTGGGATTTTGACGACATTGAGGCATGGTGCGATGAATCGAACAAGCAGCTTGTTGGAGATGATCTTGTTCTGATTCCGTTTGTTCCCGGAAGTGAAATTGACACTGGCCAGCCAGAAGAAGAACAAACAAATTGGGAACCTGTTGTAGAAGAAGAGTACGCTATGGTGTTTATTCAATGCTTGTCTGAACTGGAAAAGGCAAGCGCTCATCTAATGTCAAAGGGCTATTACAAGAATTGCTCGTCGCAATTCATGGAATACGTCACCAAGCGAGCAGAAAGGTACGGAAATGCGCGGATCCAAGAAGACCATGAAGAAGAAGAAGAAGCCGATGATGATGAACAAGTCTGGATCGACTAAGAAGTCGATGCCTAAGAAGAAGAAGTAAGTAAAAATGGGTATTGTTCATTACCCAAAATTTGTCCGAGCAGACGAAATCGTTGCCGGAGAACTTGGCGGCAGTTTTGGGATTGACATCAACCCAGATGCAGATCGCACTTATGTCATTGGCAACGAAGACTTTCGTTGGCTTGACATTCATGGCGACCTAGACGGTGCTGTGACGTTTCGGGCCAAGAACGCTAGCGGTGTCACGCTCACCGTTGGCGACATTGTTTACATCAACGGTGTGTCTGGATCGACCCCGACCGTCGATCTTGCTGACTGTTCTGACCCCTCAAAGATGCCTGCGTTCGGCATGGTCCGAGACGCCAGCGTTAACCCCAACGCCGAAACGCATATCGCCACGCTCGGCAGCGTCGAGAGTGTAGATGTTCCGTCTGGAACCTACACGCTCGGCTCCAACGTCTACGTCGGGACCGCTGGAACCTTTACCGACTCGCCTCCTACCGGCGAGAGCAACTTGATCCAAAACATTGGATGGGTTGCTCGCGTCAACAGCGGTGGCGGTCCGAGCGGCATCATCAAGGTCGGTGGTGCTGGCCGTACCAACGCAGTTCCAAACCTTAACCAAGACAAGATTTTTCTTGGCAACGCTAGCAATCAGGCTGTCTCAACGGCATTGAGCAGCATCAACCTTTCGTCGTTTAACAACGACTTGACGCTTGGTGCAAACGACTACATCTCGCAGCCAACGTACACCAACAACCAAGTCAAACTTTGGTACGACTTCCTTAACGCGGTGCCTGATCGACTCAGTTTCACCACATGGTGGATGAACAGTGGTGGTAGTGGCGTCAGTCCTGAGGAAAGCACTATCGCTGGATCGCGAGGCGCAGTGTCGTTTCTCCTGAACGCCAACAACGATCGGTACACTTTTTGGGGACCGAGCGTCTTGACTGGTCCGCAAGAAGCGGACGGTGACAAGATTTTGTGGGAGGCACGTTGCTATTTTGTTGACTCTCTTGCAACTTCTGGATCCATCAACCTTGGCCTCGCCGATCAAGTCGCCACGCTCAACGTCAACGACCAACCTCCGGGAGCCGGTTACTCTGGGTTTGACCAAGTTGGACTCACGATTGACTTGTCGCAGACATATCTTCGGTGGTTTGTAAAAGACACTGGCGCTGCTGGTTCACCAACCGCTGCTGACCTAACTTCGTATCCAACATCCTCGTACGTTGACACTTGGTTTCGTTTCGGTGTCCAAGCCGAGTACAACGCAACTAACCTGAACTGGGACATCACGTTGTATGTGAATGGGACGAGCGTTGCAACGACGACGATGACGTTCGACTCTATTCTGACGCCTTACGTCGGTGGAGGTGTTGGAACGTCGGCAGGAACGTGCGTCGTCCACATTGATTGGATTTCGTGTCAGTACAAGATCGGCAGCCTTGTGGCTAACCGAACAGACCACGTTTCTCTTTAGGACATTTGATTAATGGCTTCTACAACCTACGAGTACGCCAAGGCAGCGACTTCTCTCGCCACCATCGAAGGCATCCTGAACGAATTGTTGACCACCTTTAGCACCGTGCAGCAGCGAACTGCTGTTGACGACGCAATGATCGACGCACTTGTCGCCTCAGCCACCGCTCTCTCGGCTGCCGCTACATCCTTGAAGCAGGTGAACTACACCCCGCCCGCGTGATGAAGCGTCGGTCATCAGCCTCGCGGCGTAACGGTTTGTCACAAGGGCGATTCAAAGTCAGACTTTGAATTACCCTATTTTCTCGTCCGAGAAATAGTGGAGAATCCGTAATGCAAGTCCAGATCTGCGCAGTAGCACTCACCGCCATGCAGGCCACCCGGCTTTTCCTTGACGGGATCTGGGTCGTGGAGGCTCACGACGACAATGACACCAAGAAGACCGATGTGATCTACACCATTGAGACCACCGACTGGGAGTGGCAAATGGATGGCGAGATCACCACTGAGAACAAGATGGCGTCAAATCGAATCCACACATTCCAGATGCGGTGGAAGATCCCTGACGGCAAGAAGCCTGTGGTGACGGATGGGGAGGTCTGCTGGGAGTGGTCGCAGAAGGTGATTGTCGCTGAGTGGAAGACTGCGGTCGGGCCGCTTCAGACTGAAGTCGTGCCTATTGACTGGGCGATCCAACTGTATCCTGTGGGCGACATCAACGAGGATGGCAAGGTGGACGGCGAAGACCGGGGCTTGCTGTTTGCGGATTGGGGCACCGATGCCCAGCGGTCCGATCTTGATTTTGATGGCAAGGTTGGCGGATCTGACCTTGGCATTTTGAACACCCAATGGGGGTGGGAACTTCCCTAATGCCTTATTACTGCTTTACCAACAAAGAAACCGGACATACAGTTCGCAAGTTTATGTCTGTAGCCGAAATGCTCAAGTATGGCGAAAAGGGCTTGAGTATTGAAGGGCAATGGTACGAAAGAGACATTGCTGCTGAACACAACCGGCAGGCTTCTCGTGGTGCTTCCTCTGGCTGGCCCATTAAAAGCGATGCCGCTGGCGTTCACCCAGCAGATGCGGCCAAGGCAGAAGCTGCTTCTGCGAAGATTGGTGTACCGACTGAATATGACAGGAAGACTGGACAGGCCATCTTCCGAGATCGAAACCACCGTCGCAATTTCCTGCGTGCCAATGGAATGCACGACAAGAACGGCGGATATGGAGATGGTTGATGTCTGAAGAAGAAAACGAATTCACTGGACCCGACTTTGAAGTAGTCGATCCGTATGAGGCTGTTGAAAACGACAGTTCGGAAACCAACACCACGGAAGAAAAAGAATCGTCTTCAAATGAGATCAATGAAAAAGCTGAAATTAGCGAAGAACAAAAAGCCCTTCTTGAAGAAAACGGCATTGATGTTGACGATTTTTCTCGGCTTGTTTTCGACCAAAAGCTTGCAGAAAGCTTGATCAATGCGATGAATGTTTCAAAGCCTGCTGCTCCAGAAAAGGAGTCGAGCTTTGACATTGATCTAAATGAAAGCTTCTACGATCCTGAAATTGTTGCCCAATTCAGGTCTATGAAGCAACATTACGACCAAGAAATTGCCGGTCTTCGCGACCAGCTGCTATCCATGAATAAAATTTCGGAAAGTAGCAAAACTTCCTTGATGTTTGATAAATTGAACCAGCCGGAACGCTTTGGCTCCGGCGTGGTTGATTCAAACACCAAGGAAGGCAAAAACAGGCGTATGGTTCTCGATGAGGTTGAAGCGCTGAAGGCTGGATATCAAGCCAAGGGTCGCGCTCTTCCGTCCGATGATCAGATGCTTGCAAAGGCAATTAATCTGGTGTTTGGAGAGCAGATGGCCGAACATGCGAGACAGGAGTTTTCCAACAAGGTGGAACAACGACATAACTCTCGTATTGCGAGGCCGAACACTCGTGTTTCCAAGCCCAACAACAAAGTCGCCGAAGCCACTCGTAGCGTGGCAGCCCTGATGCGTGATCGGGGTCTTGGCGGATCAACTGATAGCTTTGAATAAGGATCAGACATATGGCTCTTCAAGCTGAAGACATTGCTGATCTCATTACCACGACTCAGCGCGACCTCGGCAAGCTCCGATGGACCGACCTGTCTTACGATCTTCAGGAGTACATCGCTATGCCGATGCTTCTCCAGAAGGAGCGTGTGACGTTCCAGAGTGGTCATGGGATTCAGTGGAACATCATGACTGGCACCAGCGGTGCCGCCAAGGACGTTGGCCTCTACGAGGTTGACAACGTGAATGTCGCTGACGTTATGACCACGGCCAACGTGCCGTGGCGTCACGTTACGACTAACTATGCCATTGAACGTCGCGAAATCGCGATGAACACTGGTGCTGCTCAGATTGTTGAGCTGGTTCGCATCCGTCGTAACGACGCGATGATTGACCTTGCCAAGCACATCGAGCAGCGTTTCTGGTCGAAGCCCGCCACCAGCACTGACACCAAGCGTGTCTATGGCGTTCCGTACTGGATTTCGTACGGTTCGTCCGCTGGCTCGGAAGGCTTTGAGGGTGGAGACCCGAACGGTTTTGCCGGTGGTGCTGCGGGCCTGCCCGTCGCAACTGTTCCGGATTGGCAGAACTGGTCGGCCAACTACACCACCGTCAGCAGCACCGACCTTGTTCGCAAGTGGCGTAAGGCTGCTACCTTCACCAACTTCCGTCCCCCGGTTCCGGGCAACCCCTATTTCACCGGCGATCGTTATGCGTTCTACACGAACTATGACGTTATCGGCCCGCTGGAAGAGGTTCTTGAAGCCCAGAACGACAACCTTGGCAACGACATCGCTTCCAAGGACGGCAAGCTTCTGTTCCGACAGATTCCGGTGACTTGGGTTCCGCAGCTTGAAGGCCGTACCGGAGATCCGATCTACGGCATCAACTGGAACTCGCTCCGTGTTGGTTTCCTCACTGGTGAGTACATGCGCGAGGAAGGCCCGAAGGCTGCGTCGAACCAGCACACGGTCTTCCAGACCCATGTCGATACCACGATGAACCTGTACTGCACGGATCGTCGTCGTAACTTCGTTCTTGCCACCGCTGACCCGGATGACGCTGGCTGAGCCAGCAGAAAGGACTAAACGATGGCACAGATCAAGACCACTTACGACGGGGGACAGGGCAGCGGCGGTCGTTCGCTTGACGCTCTTGTCGATCCCAAGAAGTCTTTCCGTCAGTTTGAAGACTTTGCTGCAAGCGATGCCGCAAGCATCTTCACTCTTGTTCAGCTTTCTGGAAGCACTACCACTCCTGCGGTAAGTGTTGCTGGTGGCTATGCAGGTGGCACGATGCGTTACACCACTGACACTGGTATTAACGACGGCTGCATCATGCACTTTGCAACCCTTGCTGAACGCCCTGATGTCTACAACTGCTCTGCGGAAATCCGCATTGCGTTTAACGACATCGCTGATACCAATTTCTTCTTTGGTTTCAGTGAGGGGATTGGTGCTTCGGACATCATTTCGACCAACGCCATTGCAGTTGCAGCCGCTGGCGACGATCGCATTGGTTGGTTTGCTGATACCAACACGACTACTGGCAAGTTCCAAGTGTTCTGTAGCAAGAACGCAGTTGGTCTGGCTGGTACGACTACTGGTGAGCTTGACACCGAATTCGGTGTTGACTCCAGCGAAACGGCCGGTTCCAACGATGTCATGTACCGATTTGGAATCAGTGTTCAGGCAGGTATTGTTCGTTTTTACTTGAACGGAGAACTCAAGCACACCGTCCGAGACGCTTCCATTGTTTCTGACGCATCGCTTTATCCCGTTCTGCTTGTAACCACTAACGTTGCTGCCGCCAACATTGTTGACGTTGATTACGTTGACTGGTCTGGCGACAAGAGCTGACATTTAAAAATGTCTAGCCAAAGGGGGCGTCGATTGAGTCAATCGGCGCCCCCTTGTCTTTTAAGGAGTCAGAAGTGTCTTTGAGCAACATTGCAACAGAAAAAACAAGCAGCGGTTGCGTTTCAATTGATTTCAAAATTTCAAAGCAGTCTGGCTGGGAACAATGGGTTCTTTTGTCTTCCGATCGACATCACGACAATGCGAAGGCAGATTGGAGCTTAGAAAAAAAGCACCTTGAACAGGCAAAGCAGAGAGACGCCCTTATTTGTGACTTTGGCGACCTCATGTGTCTAATGCAAGGGAAGTGGGACCGCAGATCAGACACAAGCCAGTGCAGGCCGGAACATCGCGAAGGCCGTTACATCGACTCGGTGATTGAAACCGCAGTCGATTTTTTTGCGCCCTACGCCAAACACTGGGCCTTTGTTAGTCCCGGCAATCACGAAACCAGCATCCTAAAGCACCACGAAACAGACCCAACCGCAAGGTTTGTTGAAGGGATGCAAAAAGCCGGTGCCAATAAGCTTGTAATGGGAGATTACGCCGGGTTTATCCGCTTTAGGGTTCAACACGGAATCCGCAAGTCAAGCAACGTGATTCTTGGATACCACCAC